GATTCGGGGGATGTTTAGATTATAACAGAAAAGTCCTCGTCAGTCAACTTTTCTTTCACATTTGAAATAAATGCGGATTTGATGATATTTGGGACTTTTGTACTCTTCTCTTTTTAAAGGTGTTGAGTATTCTCTGAGTGGATTACGGTGGATTGAAATTTGATCGTGTTTATGATACATAAAATAATTAGTGTAACTAATTATTTATGCAGTTTCGAGAAAAATTTTCAGTGCTTCAATAGTTGTGTACATATTATCAAATAAAAATTTAATATCAGTTCCCTCTGGATAACCCATTAAAGTAACTGTTTTATTCAAATCTTTTTTCATTTCAATTGCAGCAGGATCATCTGATAAAGATAAACGAGCGTACATTACACGTTGACGGTCTAGTAAATCTGTAAGTTTACTTACATGTTCTACTTGCTCATCATAATCCATAGTGTGAAAAGAAATGAGTTTGCCATAAACTTCTTCTTGTAGTTTATTGATCTCACCCAATTCTTCTTTAATTATTTCAGAGTCAAAAAAAGCACTCATACCAATTCTCTAAGAACCTTCTTGTATTGGAATACATCTATATTTATGAAAGGTGTATACTTCCTAATTTTCAAACTGACGGTTTCCCACACAGGATCAGACAACTTCCTATCAAAATCCTTTACAAAAGAGAAGATATGTTCAAGGATAACAAGTATTTCTAAATTAATATCTCCTCCTAGATACTTTTTAAGTAAAAGAGGATGACCCTTAGAACAATCAAATAATTCTTCAAGATTATTATTATCTAAAAGATCAGTGATTGTTTCTTTAAAAATATATCCCAAACTCTGCTGTATCTTCGACCATTCAGAATAAGTTCGCTCACCAGAGTTAATAATCTCACCAATCCAAAGACTTTGAGGGTTATCAGCAGATACAAAATTAGATACTAAAAATTCTACAATTTGCTTATCTGGATATTTTCTCGATGTTTTTTCAAACCAATACTTATCCTTTCTTTTATTAAAGGATGCTATCTTTGCTCTTGATTTACCACCATACTTAAAATAATCATACTTCGGATTTGAAAAATGATTCTTTACAGAAAGATATGTTTGATAGGTTTCAAATGGTGTCACTTTCATCTTCTGCCTCACATTCTAACTCTGTAATTGAATCCACAGGAACTTCTGCCTTACCGATACGATACCAATGTTGATTTATACCAATACTATCAGGTCTTAAACCCAAGTATTGTAAATCAGGGAAAGAATGCTCACGAAGCATCGCTTGCAATCTCCAGTGAATTAATTCTGACTTTTTCATTATAAAGGTAATTTTGCTCTTGATGTTTTCTTCATATAGTTGAGACGAGTTGCGTCCCACTTCAATCTTTCTTTTAAAGATTTTGATATGAGTTTCGTTACTGATTCTATCTCAAGATTGTTAATCTCGCAATAGTAACAAATCGCATCAATATAATTAAATTCTTCTTCAACAACAATTTTTTCGATTTCCATTGCAAATTTTTGAGGAGTCAGAAACTTACTCTCAATTGCTTTTTCTAGTTCATTGATTGGTTCCATAGAGCTCCAGTTTATCTGCAACAAATTTTCTAATGTATTCCCCAAGCAGTTTGATATATTTTGCTTTGTTGTATTCTTCGTAGACGACACATTCTCCATTTTCACAAGCCATAATGATTACAAGTTTTTTTACTGATATGTTTTTTAATTCATACAGCATACATCCATAACCCATTGCTTGAACAAAATAATGTTCAATCCAATCTCTAGGTTTTGGTTTTTTAGATGTTTTAAAGTCGATTATTGCTAACTCACCATCATAATCAGCGATGCAGTCAACAGTTCCAGCGATACCTAGTTGCCTACTATATAGGGCACCTTCCAGAGTATGAATATTATCAATTTTATTTAATTCTGGTTTTGATATCTTAAATAAAAAATCAGATAATGGTTGAACTTTAGGGAGTTCTTTATCATTTTTGAGATAATGTTCAGTTAAAGTATGCATATCTGTTCCACGAGATGTTGCTGCTTTAGTGATACGATCTGCCTCTTCAGTTCCAACTCTTTTTCTCCAATCAATAAAAATTTGTTTATTATAATGACTGGTGATTGATGTAATTGAAACTAATTTAATTAGTTCATCTTCATCAGGTATCTTATAGTATCTTACACCATCTATGGTCTCCCTGTCTAGATGAGGTAAACTTATATCAACGTGTTTAAAAGTCATGCCAGACAACTGACCTCCTTTCATAGTGTTCTTGATTTGGTTGTTCAATATAGTAGTACAATGCGAGTGAATATCTTTCAATATTCGGTGGAGTTTTTAAAGGAATTGGATGTCCATGAACTGATCTATCTGATAATGTAAAGATAACTGCCCGATTAAAAATTGGTTCAATCTTCTTTGCACATTTTTTACTGCCCATATCCCATAATTCTAAACATCCTTCCCATTCACGTAACCAATTAGGATTCAAATACAGAAGTAAATTTAGAACACGAAAATAATTTGTTTCGGGGTGAATATTGAAATCAACATGTAAAGATAACTTACCTCCCGTTGATATTCGATGTGCACCACCACCTGCAAAACTTGGATCACCCATCAAACCTTTAATCCCTGTGAGATCTTCCAAATATGATAAGAAAACATTAGAATTGAAATATTTAATTGTATGATATACAGTCGGAACTTTAAATTGAAGTTCATCTGAACTTTCTTGAGACCAAGGTGTATAAAACTTATTCACCTGATGATCTCTCATATATGCATTACTGGTGCTTTCTGTTGCCCAATGATCAGTTGTTTTAAGTTCATTAAAACATTGAGTTGCAGTATTTGAGTTAATGAAATTGTCTATAACAATATGAGGAAAAGGACTAGAGTTAAGATAATGATAATTTAACTTTGCACCTATTCCATAGTCACTAAAAATTTTCATCGTATACCTGATTGTAATTTTGCAATGATATATTCTTTTACTAAACCTGATCTAACAATATCATCAACATCAAACTCTATTATATCAAAAGAAATCATTTTTCGCAATATGTTAATAAAATCAACTATACCATTTTTATCATTTGTTTTAACTAAATCTGTCTGACTTGCATCACCACAAAAACATATTTTACTATTTTCACCAACACGAGTTATTATACTATCTAACTCATGAAAATTAAGATTTTGAAATTCATCAACAATTATAATTGCATTATCTAATGTGGTTCCCCTTAAAAAAGATGTGCTCCAAAATTTGATAGTTTCCTGAGATTTTAAATTACCATATAGCATTTCAAAATCTGCATCAGATGGCATTTGAAACATATACTTTACCATATTTTTATATGGTATCTGGTAAAGAGTTGACTTATCCTCATGATCACCAGGTAAGAATCCTATTTCACGAGTACTCACCAATGATCGAACAATATATACTCTTTCATAAGGTGTGCTATCATCTAACACTTCTTTTAATGCATTGTAAAGAGTGATAAATGTTTTACCTGTACCTGCAACACCATATGCAACAATATTTTTATGTTGAGAATAAGAATCAAAGAGTATTCTTTGATTATCCGTCAGAGGTGACACTTCAACAAGATATTGATTGTTAATAGGTTTTTTCTTTTTCATTTGTTTCGATGTATAACCTATACCAATTGGTTCGGATTTTCTTTTACGAGGCATTATAGTTTCTTAACTGTAGAACCACCAACTTTACCTGCTCGTCGAAGAACTTCATTCCAACCAGGTTTTGTTTTTCTCAATTTATCTTTCCATTCTCCAACCTCACCAACACCAGGCATTGTTGAAGGATCAGAATAATCACGAATCCAATCAGGATTATCTTCCCTCCATTGATCCCAATCATTCACGCTCATCACAACTTCTTTTTGTTCACCAGTTTCTTTGTTAACAACAGGATATGTAGCCATAATATTTTATCAGGTAGATTTATTTAGACCCACTCAAGAGCCTCTGAAACAGTCGGAAATTGTTCAATGAAAATTGACTTACATTCATTCGCAATGTCCATATGTTCTTTTTGTGTTCCATGACCAGAGCGTAAATCGATATAATGTATCCATGATCTCACACTACCAGACATGTATAAACGAGTTGGTGTTGCTAACGGAAGAACAAATCTCGCACACTCTTTAGCAACTCCCTCACGTATGAGTTCGTTGTAGAGATCAATTCCTTCAGCGAAATACGATGCAATGGTCTTCTGAAGTTGTTCCTTCTGGTTCTTGGGGAGATCATCGATAGAATTTTGTCTGTTTTTAGAGTCCTGACTTCTAAGATCAGGTATAGGTATAGATCCTAGTAGATTTGCATCTGCATATCTTTGAGAAAACTCTTGATATGTAAATGAACGATGTCTTAATATCTGTGCTGCAAGACCTCTTGTCGTGTTAATCTCAAGAGTCATAAATGCTTGCTCAAAAATTGACCAATGTTGATGTTTGATGCAATATCTTAAAAGACCTGCATACTTTTCATTTTCCTGATTATTTGGATTACTGACACGAGCACAATATGCCATATGTTTTTCTGCATCAGGAGATACACTAATAAGAGATACGTTCATTTAAATCCTTTTGATGTTTTTTCTTCAATAATCGCTAACTCATTTTTAGCAATTTTTAATTGTTCTTTTATCAACTTTAATTTATCATCATCAAAAAGTTCTCTCTTCTTTAAAAGTCTTTCTAATAATTTAACTAATCTTTTTGCTCTAGTCTGGGTAACCATCGTCGTCATCTAAAATTTCATCGTATGTTAAAGTTTTTTTTATCTCTTCATAAGTATCCATAGACATATATGACTCTGTATCTGACAGAATCTCTGCTTTGATATTATCAACAACTATTTCAAGTTGTCTCACTAATAATTTTAATTTGGTTTTATCCATATCAAAATGTAATAGTCATTCCACTTTTTATGGTAAGAGTTTGATCGGTTGATCCAAATAACTCACCATATACAGTTAGATCCTCATCAAATGTTATATCACCACCAATAAAACCACCTAATTCTATTTCAGTGCCCTCAGTAAATGATGTATCTGTGGCTACAGGTCCAGCACTAATATAAACATTTCCATTATCATGTGATTTTCTATATCCAAATTGTGCTTCATATTGAGTCACACCATATACACCCTCTGGATATATACTGTTCATCTCTAAATTAAAGTAAGGTTCAGCGTTAACGATTGTAAATGAATTTTCCATGGGTGTTATTAATGATGCAATAAGTGGTAATAATGTTAGTTTTTTCATTTTTTAAAATATTTGTTAATTATGTCTATTTGATCTTGATATTTAGCCATTATATCTAATTCCTTTTCAATAGATTCCAATATATCAGTATGTTCACCAACTCCAGCAGGGTTAGATAAGTATACATCCACATTTGCTCTATGTTTTTCAATATCACCTCTTGCATGAGCAATCAGGGCATTAAGAATTTGTTCTCGCATAGAATGATTATATCTTCTTTAATTATAACATAAAAAAAGGAGGGTTTCAACCCTCCTCTTAATGTTAACTGCAAGGTAATGCCTTACTTTTAACTTTAATACCACGATACATTAGCTCGTGTCTGTCACGCTGTGCTGCTTCTGCAAGCACTTTTGCGTTGTACTCTTCAGCGTCATATTGAACGCCACGATAAGTAACCTTAGTCATCGGTTTTCTCCTAAAGTAATTGGACTTTTTACATCCGTTCCTTCAGTCGGCATTTGCGTCTCCCGTAGGAGATGAACGAACCCGTTCCGTGTCGGCTTACTTGCGTCCCTTTCGGGATGAACGTGTGTTAATTCTAACACATACATACTATATATGCAAGTGGTTTGTAGTAATCGTTACAGAAAACCCTATAGGGCAAAAATTTGGCGGGATTTTTTTTCCGATATTTTTGGAATTACTTTCTCTTTTTAGATTTGGAAGGAGATTTATATCCCCACATTGCAGGTTTAATATTACCACCACCAAAATTAATTGCTTTTAGATTTGTTTTAAATTTATCATAATACATATCAAAGATTTTTGTACGATTACCTCTGGTCAGATCATAGCAATCCCTCTCATTATGAATATAATGAATAACCAACGCATCGGTAGGTGCATTATGAGTCATGCACTCATTAAGTGTCCCATTTTCAATTAGTATTTCACAACCATACTGTTCTTTATGAGTTTCCTTTTCCTCATCAGACCAAGTTCGATTTTTTTTATGCCTATTTTCAGTTGCTGTTTCAGTCATGCACGATCTCTCCATTGTATATCAGGATATGCTTCCTCTACTATTGATCTTGTAATTTTATATTTGTCTTCTAAATTTTTTTCCTTTACTAAACACATTATTTCTGCCTCCAAGGGATGAAGACCTGAAAGTAAATTTATGAACATACTCTCTCTACGAAGATTCTTCATAGCATCATTACCACCCTTCACAAAATGATAAAACTTGGTGCATTCTCTACGAATGGTTGTTCTACCTTGCTGATCAGCATTACCTATAGAAAAAGATCCAGTCTCATACATGCTACGAGTCTGCATATCTATTTTTTTAGATAGAGTTCCGCTTGAAGAGGTTTGTTCACCATATGATTCGTAAGGAACCTCGCCTGGTGGAAGTGCACTCTCCACAGTTGCATCAAAATTCCAAAGAAAAAGCATCTTTAGAGAAACATGCTCATAAGTTTTCAGAACTTCGACTTTTTTGTTTACTGATCTTTGTTTACTTGCAAGATCCAAAACTTCAAAAACAAGAGGATTGTTTGGAAGTTTTTTGATAGGTGTATCAACAACCTTTCTAGGTCTACCAGGTTTTCTACCCGTCTTCGTCGTCGTCGTTGTCATAATTTTCAAATCTAAATGCTACAATGTCATCAGGAACTAAGTTCCCATTCATATCAAACATCTCAGGATGTGCTCTTGGTATTTCCCGATAGTTCATCATATATTCTCTGGATATCCATCCAAGAACAGTTCCTACCACAAATGATAGAAATGATATAGGTAGTGCAAGCACTAATACGATGTCTAGAGACATGTTACCTCTTGTACTCGATAATATTTATAGCGGTAATTTTATTATACCTAATTATGCTTGATAAGTCAACTAAAGTTGAACTCTTTGTAGATTTCCTTTACCAAATATATTGCAATCCATATTTAATTTATCAACCTCAAAAACATTTAGATTTTTATTCTTCACAAAATTCCAGAATGATTTTTCAAAGTTAATCATCATAGTATCTAACTCATCCCAATCAGTCTCATTTACCCACTCAATCATATATTTTTTTCTGATTGCAAAGCAACCTGTGAAGTATTGACTATGACCATCATCCTTTGCAAAAACATCATACTCAGGATTTTCTTTTATAATATTGAAAAAATAATCGTCTATAAAATGATATCTTCCTGTGATTTGTATAACAAAATCATCATCAACATCACAATTATTAAAAAACTCTCTCAGTGCTTTACCATGATTTGCACCTTGATTCCTATAATAAGGATAATGAACATCAGAGCAGTAACATGGAAATAAAGATTTCAAATAAGGTGGTTCCTTATCTGAAACACATTCCAACCAAACTATATTAAAATCATTATCATGTTTTTTGGCCCATTCAACTGTTTTCTCATATTCCTTAGTTCTCATTTCTTTCATGAGTTCTAATTCAGCACTTGTAATTAATAATAACATTATACTCCCTCGTAATGTGCCCTATATCTCTCTTCTGCTGAAGAGGTAATATCTGTCATATAATATAGTGCTATGCTTTTTCTCATTTTTCCTACAGGTGGATTTATAGGTTCTGGAAAACCATGCCAAGATTTTTGTGTTGTATCGAATAATAAAGCGTTATTAAATATTGGTTGTATTTCCTTGACTTTTTCAAGAGGTTTTTTATTATCATAATCATGAGACCATAACTGCAAACTACCACCCCATTCAGGATTATAATCCTCCTCAAGATAAACAATTAAGTTTAATTTTCTCTGTAGTTTTAATTTAGGATGAATAGAATAATCAAGATGAACAGATAATCTACCGCCCTGACTATGCATATGCCACCCTCCCCCATGCAATCCTATATCAGGATAGAGAGGATATATATCAGTTACATCAGACAGTTGTTTACAAAAATCTTCCGAAAGTAAATTAAAGAAAGCACGATATGTTTCTGGTGGAAATCTATCCCATCTATTACAAGCTTTTTTCTCTGCTATCCAACCTTGATAATGTACTATCTCCTCTGTTGGATTATTGTAATCAATAAATTCTTTGCTTAGTTGTTTAGCAACACTCTCCTCAAAAAAATCTTCAATTATCCAATGATCAAAAGGTTCTTTATAAAATTTATTTTCAAAGTTATTTTTCATTATAAATTTATTTTCAAATCATTTTTTGTTCTTGAAGATACCTAACGGTATCAACACATCCTCCTAAATTTTTATTATCAACAACAACTTGTGGGAAAGTTGATCCATCACCAAATTGTGTGTAAAATGCATCTTTAGTAAAATCTACACCTAAATCATACACTCTATGTTTCAATTTTGCAAGTTTCAAAACTTCTTTAATTTGATCACAATATGGACACCCTTCCTTACTGTAAACAGTAAAATTGTTCATTTTAATATCTTAAAATTATATTTAGATTAATCGAAAAAGAATATATGAAATAATCTTGAATCTGTAATAGTTTGACCGAAATAAAGTGATGCAGCATGAATACAACGTGCATCAAATAGGAACAAACGATTAAATACATTACCGATGCTATCGACCAATTTAAATTTTGTTGAATCATAGTATCCACCATCAAAACATCCATTATAATCTGGATGTCTTGAATTTCTAACTCCCCCTTTACCTGCATACAAATTTGTTCCGCATTGATAGGGTGCATCAGGTGTTAGATAAATCATTGCTGCCCAAGTTTGTTGATCACAATGATATACTAAAGAGTCATGTGAGGTGCAATATTGAAATCTACCACACATTCCATGTGACTCCCATTCGCGTATTTTTACACCCATAATTCTCTCAAATGCTTCCTTTGTGCCAGGCACAAAAAATTGTTCTTCACTTCTACTACCTTTATGGTATTGAGGATTTTCAGAATATTTTTGATTGAGTGCAAATTCCCTAACAGCATATGGATTTTGATAAAAATCATCGACGACCCATACAGTCTTTTGGAACTCTTTGTTAATAACTGAGACTGGTACAAATTTCATAGTGATTCTGACGCTTTTGTATGTAAAAATTCACAATATTTCCCTGTATCATTGTAGCAATTCATATTTAATAAAAAATTATACTCTGGAAATGGAAGTTTGCGATTTGGATCCATCAATCTTTCAGTTTGATACTTCATAGATTCAAAATCTCCAAGAGCGTCAAAACACTCTGCAAGCAAAACTATATGTTCATTTCTCAGTGGTGCAAATTCCTCTGCTCTCATACCACAATCAATAGATTTTTCATAATCACCAATAATTTTCCACATATTACCCATCGCATACATCGCAAAGTAAGCCATTTCGTCAATACCAAATGCTCTCCCTGTCTGTTGATAATTGTGTTTATAATTTAAATATTGATTGAAATAAAATATTGTTCTTCTGGCATACTCTTTGGTATGTTCTTCACCTAAAGGGTAATCTCCCATGTTAGTAGAGTCGTAATAACTTTTACCTATGTACCAGAAATGATAAAAATCATCAAGAAGTTTATTAGTTGGTACTTTTTGTTTTTCCAATTCTAAAGCATCAGTCAAAAATTTATTTTTATCATCCCAAGTTTCACCATCATTTGTGATAACATGTCTGAAACCTTTATCTAATTGAACTCTCTCAAAATTTTCACCCACATCATCAAGATAAATGCATTCATGTCTTCGATCATGAGCGAATTTCCAAGGGTATTTTGAATTCCACAACCATGTTCTAAAGTAAATTGATCCTGGAGATAATGCAGTCATATTAAATGATTGTGCCTTCTTTTCATTCAAAGGACTCCAATCAAAATCATCATCAACTTTTAATTGCTCATCAGCATCCATTCTCAAAATCCAATCACATTTATGTTCAGATTTAAGTGCAGTTTGTAAAGTATGATCTCTATTCACACCTGGAAAATCCCACTCATGATTATAAACAAAACCAGGTATATTCTTTTGTTTATAAAATTTTTCTATGATGCTTTGAGTTTTATCAGATCCATTACATTGAATAACCCAATAATCAATATATTGATATGAGGATTCAAGCATTCTAAGTATTACTCTCTCCTCGTTTCCCACCATTGCATTTAAGCAAATTTTACATTCTTTTTTCATATTGCAAGTATACCTGGTAATCTTTGTTCATTTTTAATAGCCACCATCCAAGCCGTAACACAGGGTATGTGTGGTGTCATTTCCCACGTGTCTAAACGATAGGATTGAAATCTAATATCTGTATTACGAATAAACTGTGCTTTATCTCTATTTGTATAGTACCAAAAACTATGTTCATTCCAAAAACTTACATGAGTGGGATCCTGCCATGCTCCGCGACCATCTGTAGAGGGAACTTCTATCATCGCCCAACCACCATGGGCAAGCACACGATGAATCTCCCTCATAGTTTTGATTGGATCATACAAATGTTCAATCAAATGACTTGCATTCAACACACCCACACTATTATCTTCTAATGGTATTCCCTCATTCAAATCGCAAGTTATATCTGCACCTTCTTGATCAATAGTTAAGTAACCTTTTCTTGGAAATAATCCACCACCAAGATCTACTTTTAATAAACCACGTAATTCTGCATCTCTCTCCGCAAGAGCATACGCATTTTCTTTAAACAAACGAACAGTTTCTTTTTGAATTTGTTGGTTTCTCTCCAAGTAGGTATTATCACCAGTGACTCTGTAAATATACAATGGTTTTTTAATATGATACATTTTTGTGACCATATATGTGCGAATCATTAATTCATGATCATCACAAATACTTAAACTTTCATCATGACCACCAATACCATGATATATAATTTTTCTCCATGATCTAACATGATCAGGTGCATACCAAATAAAACCTATACTATGACTTGTTGGTTCCCAAGTGCTCATAGTTGTTAAAGTCTTATCTCTGAATTGATGTTGATAATGTGTCCAACCATGATCAGGGTTATAGGGGACAAAATCATCTTTTAATACTGCAGAATCACTATATACAAAACCAACATCAGGATCTTGATATGCGTCATTAAGAAGTTCAAGACATTTTGGTTCAATTAAATCATCAGAATCAACCTCAACCAGAATGTCACCAGTTCCTTTACCAAATGCATGATGTTTATGATATCCAACATTTTTTGATGTATTATCCGTTTCATATATCTTAATTCTATCATCCTCTTCAAATTCTTTTGGAAGTAGATCTCTCTTAATGTCGTTGTTTAACCAAAGAACCCACTCCCAATTATCATAAGTTTGTGCGATGATACTATCATACAACTCTTTATGGTAGGGAGTATTCTTATGAGCAGGAGTGATTATACTAAATTTATGATTCATTCAAATAATAACCTATATCATATTATAACAGCAAAATAAAATTTATGCAATATATGTGAGTGCGATTTATATCTTTTTAATCGTTTTTAACCTGTGCTTATCTTTAAATCATTGCCACTTCTCCAAATTCTACCAGCAATACCAGGATCTGAAGTAGGAAGATTGGCAGCATTTATACTTCCACTGAATGTGGTTATGCCAGCAGTTATCTGAAGATTTCCCCCATCAGGACTCTCAATAGTTGGAGTACCAGAACCAACTATTTCTAATTTTTTAAGACCAAAACTGTTATCTGCCATCAGTATTTTTTAGTTATTTATGTCTCTACGAGATAGTGATGTCGCCACTCATAATCGTAACAGTACCATCAATTGATAATTTTTTTAGAGGACTCGCAGGAGCATCCCAAATAACAGTAACATCACTAGCATGAACTGCATCCAAATCGCTCCATCCAGATGAAGTTGCAGATGTCTCTTCAGTTCCATGATAAAAATCTGAAGTATCTTGAGTGCCTACTTGATCTGACAACCAATTTTTTACATCCTGCCAAGTCCAGTTACGATTGTGCTGTAACTTAGTTGCAATTAAACCACATGCAATTGGTGTTGCTGCACTTGTACCTCCAAATACAGTATCTTCTGATTCGGCAGATTGATCCCCATCTATGGTATAATAAGCATCATTACGATTATACCTAGTGCCATTGTAGTTGTCTGAGGCAGTGCCTCTCCTATTATCACATGCTGATAAAGTATCTAATCCTGGAGCGTAAAAGTCAATCAATTCTCCCATATTACTATAATATGCCTTTTGCTCCTGACCAGTATTACTATTTTTATGTGCTGAATCAAGAGCACCTACACATATTGTCCTATAAATTCTGTCATCACCTGTCCCTTGTTGTCCTACCTGAGCTGGAAATCCCTGCCTATTAACAGTTTTATACCAGTCTTCAGAATAAGCAGTGGTGTTTGTAGATAAAAGTGCTGTACTATCTGAACTATCGAGATAATTATTATAATCAGCGTGTGTTGCCCCTACAAGTTTTTGATTTGTATTTCCTGCAGAACAACACATTATCACACCTGCATCTATCATCTCCACTCCAGCAGTTAACATTGAGCACGGTTTAAGTTCAGATCTTATACCTGATTGAGTAAAATAACTAAGAAATGCAGGTCTGTCTGGTAAATTACCATCACTACTATCATACTCCACACCTGCAACTGTTCCATCAGCAGCAGAAGGTCGATACCAATAATATCCACTTGTTGCTTGAAACATAGGACGATAACCAAAACTATTACTTGTTATTGTCGGATTTTGATTTCCATAAGTTGAATTAATTGGTTTAATTTGATGAAAAA